GCTGGCAAATGCTGTGGCAGATGGTGCAGCCGCAACAAACTCCAGCGAGTACATTCCACTTGAGAATGAGAGAATCAAGATTGTAGTTGCTCAGGGCGGAAACGCTAAGACTGGATCAATCAAGGCTTTGATACTAAACGATCCAGCCTATTAGATCGTGCCATTTCGTTATTTCGTTAACTCACCAAGGAACTTTAGTCATGCCGGGCAATAATGCACACAGAATTTTGAACACACTTAGCGATGCGGATCACACAATCAAAGATCCAGGCGCTGGTGGGCGAATTTCCGTCAACAAGGATTTGGGAATTTGCGAGCTGGTAACAGCAGCAGCAGAATCCAGAACGCTTGATAATCCGACCAAGGCTGGAATCACGCTTACGCTGCGAATGAAAACTGATGGCGGCGATGCAACTGTCACAGCATCGAACGGATTCAACGTTGCTGGAAACACGATTGCGGCGTTTCAGGATGTTGGCGACCAGCTTCACATGATCTCGGTATCGCACACGACAGGATACCGATGGGAAATCATTACCAACACTGGTTCGGTTGGCTTGTCCTAATCGGAAGATGGCATGGCGATCAAGGAAATCGTTTTTCCAAATGGCGTTGGCCGAGGACTTTCCTTTCGTCAAGAGGTAGGGAAGCGGGAGCAATACGCCTGCCCTTGGAGCATCAACTGCAGAACTCAGGATTTCACCGGCCGCCTGCGTGGTGGCTCGTGGACTCCGGCTGCTGCAGCATCAACAGCAGGTGTCGTTCACAGCGGCGGCTACGTTGTGGCATCGCCGGGTTCTAGTGCGCCTGGATCTAGCAGCAATGCCGACTGTATCTATCGCGACAGATTTATTCGCCCAGTTAGTCAAGCTATCTGGGCGAGCAGGATGGGCAGCTATACGGATTGGTCGATGGCATCTGATGTTAGCGATGTTGGTAGACCATTCGTTATGCAGCTATCCGAGGCTGGTGAACTAGGCGGAAATGTCACAGCCCTAATTCCGCACAAAGATGCGTACTTGCTAGCAGCAACTAGCAATTCACTATGGTCAGTTCGTGGTGATCCTGTTGCCGATGGCGGACTACATAACGTGTCAAGAGATGTTGGCATGGTTGGTCCAAGGGCTTGGTGTCGGGATCACCTTGACCGATACTATTTCCTATCTTCACATGGGCTTTATACAGTCTCAGCTAGTGGAGATGGTTTACAGGGATTGTCGGAAGATGTTATTCCTGAGCAATTAACTGGAGTATCGGACGCGGACACTGTTCTTGAGTATGACCACTCAAAGCGTGGAGTTCACATTCATATACCGTCGGCTGACGTTTCATGGCTGTTCGAAACAGACCGTAAGGCATTCTGGCCGTTTAAGGTTGGTTACGATTCCTCGCACATCGCGATAGGACCAATTCGAATGAATGATGGATCGTCGTTCGGTAGGTTGATAAGAATGCACGGAATAACAGCCTCGAGTAGCGCTGATGTTACATGGAGGATTCTTGTTGCTGATACCGCCGAGCAAGTTGCAGCCAATGCTAAGGCTGCGATAGAAGCACTGGTAGCGAGTAGTTCTCCTTCAAACGTACACAGCAGCGGAACATGGACTGAGGGAATTAACCACCGAAGCTACCCCCGCGCCAGAGGTCAGTTCATGATCTTGCTTCTTTCGTCGGCTGGGCAGTGGGGCTGGGAAGGTGCAGCTTGCATTTTGGAACCAAGCGGCAAGTGGAGGTAAGAAATGCATGTTTTCAATGTCACTTATGACGTTATGAACTGGTTGGTTGCTCAAGGGTTCTACGTAGTTGAGATCACTAAGGATGCTGAGACTCAAAACTATCTTTACTCTTTGGTTGGACCAGAAAACTTGTGGAGATAAGAAATGCCGGATCAAGAAATTCCAAATATACCAGAGCAGAGTCCAGGTCAGAGTCCGATACTTCTTCCGCCAATTACTAACCCTTTTCTAAGCATTTGGTGGGCTACTCAGACCGTTTCTGATGTTCCTGAAAACGTTATGGGGTGGCTTGTTGCCCAGGGTTACGAGATCACCGGCATTACCCAGGACACTTCTACAGTACCTCCTACTAATTACTTTTCTTTGACCAGAGAGGGCATGAAGCCCCTGAATGTTCTCTTAAGTCTGTGCAACAGCTATACGGTTGCAGCCAATGATGCGAGGGAAGCCAATCAAATAAGATACAACGAAGTCCTGGCTAACTGGACTGAAATGATTTCAACGTCGCATGATCAGTTCGATGCTCAAATTGAGGAGCAGAACGCGCAAGCCGGATTGTTCCTAACTGACCTAGACAGCTACATGACTGCGATTGAGACACTAATCGCCGATAACCAATCCCAGCTTGCACTCGACGCTACTGAGGCAAAGGTATCGTTGGTAGTGATGGATTCACGATTGACGGAGTTGGAAGACAACGCCTCGGCAACGGCTGACATCATCAATGACCTATTGGATGGTTTATCAACCAATGTCGATAGCTATGTCACCGAACTTGGGACAATACTGAGTCAGCTTGAAACTGACTACACTGCGGTCGAAACAAGTCTTAACGCAATCAAGACAACTTCGGGAACACTTGTTGACGCGTTTGCGGGAAGTTACCAGTCAATCCTGGACCAGTTAGAAAGCGACTATGATCTTCACGCGACTACAGCTCGAGCGTTACTGGATGATCTAGGATCAACAGAAACAGCCCGCATCAACGAAGACGCTGCATCGAAGCTCTCTTTACAAAACCAAATGCTTATCTCCAGAGGACTTTACACGTCAACAATTCCAATTGACATTGCCCAGAGAAATGCCAGGGACAGGGACGAAGATCTCCAGTTACACAACGACCGCCTGATGCGTGAGAAGCTTCAAAACCAACACCAGCTTTATCAGCAGCAATTTACAATGCGATCCAGAAAGATGGATTCACTAAGCCAGCTTCATGGAATTCGCCAAGAAATACTGAAGTACCAAGCTTCGCTTATCAGTGGAGTTTATGCCTTGCTTCAAGAAACAAGAAACAGGATCATAGCCGGGAAGCAAGCTATTCTGGCTGCCAGGGATGCTTACGCGAGACTGGGGATCGAAGTAAATTCCACATTGCTACAACAGATGCAAGCTGCTTTGACTGGTGTTCTTGGAGGTAAGGAACGATTCTCAACTCTGCTGATGCAGAATGCCAACGTACTTTCAGAGCATAAGCATCGTGCAATTGTTGAGCGCATGAACACTGCAATCCAACGACTAGATGGATGGAAGTCTGTTGCGGCTGACAACAGGCAATTGATGGCATACCAGCTCGACGAGCGCAACAAGCTCTTGGTTGGTCTATACTCGTTCGTCGAAAGGCGAGACGACATAGCCCCCGAATGGAAAGACATGGCTACCATGATTGCCAGCCTAGGCGACAGTGGTGGTGGCTGGGTAACACCGTAGTTTTTAGAATCGACCTGTTCAAACATAAGGATACTTTATTGTGGCAAATCCAACGACACTTCCTGGCGACCTTATTGTCGCTGGCGATCTTCGGGTAAATGGTGCAGTTAACCCGAAGATAGCAAAATCAAACCTGATATTGCTTGCTGAACTTCAAGCGTTTCCAATTCCACTGACAGATTTCCGTGTCTGGGATGCAATGCAGACATTACTTCCAGGAACTCCATCGGCTGACGATCTTGGCTTGGTCGGAGGAACATTCGGAACAGCTACACCATCAATTCGTACTGAGGACCTGAAGGCACTCGGGGCGACGAACAAGCGAGCAAGATTCTTGGTGCAACTTCCTTGGGAGTACGTGGCTGGAGAATCAGTCACGATTCGTTTCAAGGCTGGTATGATTACGACAGTTGCCGGAACATCTGCAACACTCGACTGCGAGGCGTACAAGCTTCAAGACGATCCTGACGATGCAATTGGATCAGACCTTGTTAGCACATCGGCAACATCTATAAACAGCCTAACGTTTGCAAGCACCGATTTCGTCATAACTCCAACATCGCTATCGCCTGGCGAT